GATTTAGATGCCAGACTCGCGCTGCCCGCCCTCGACGTTTGACTACCTCAAGGGTAGGAAAATGCTGTTGTGGCACTCGTGGGCGCCGGGGCCGGAGATGGAAGCCATTGGCCCGGGCAAGGTTGCCGTGGGCGGCGGCACGACCTCTGGCCTGCGTGCCGTCAACATCGGGTACCTGCTGGGGTTTCGTAATTTCACGATGTACGGCTACGACAGTTGCAACCGTGCAGATGGCCTAAAGCGGTTTACGGGCGAATACACCGGCCCCTCGGTTGACATCTGGGTGGGCGGCCCCGAAGGCAAGAAGTTTAACTGCAACATGGCGATGGCCCAGCAGGCCAACGAGTTTCAAAAATTGTTTTCGGTCATGGGCGATATAACGGTAGACGTTAAAGGGCCGGGGCTGATTGCTGAAATCATGCGTGTACGCCACGAGCGGAAGGCAGCCTAATGGCTATTCCGTCCCGCGTGCTGAACAGCGGCGTTACGCAACTGTCCACCGTGTCAATTTGCGGCGATGGGAACGCAAGCATAGCGGCAGCGGGTACGTCGGCAGGCGATGCCACCACGCTGACGTATGTATATAACAACGTCACGACCGTAGGCGCTGGCGCAGGCGTCAAATTACCGCCGACCGAGATGGGCGAAACCATCATCGTCAAGAACACAAGCGCCAATCCGTTGACGGTTTACCCATACAACACGAGCAGCAGCATCAACAACGCAGGATTTGGAACGATCAACCCCGACTGCTCGGCCATGTTTTTTGCCGTCAGCAATACGCTGTGGGAAGAATTGCAGGGTTTTGGCCGCTCGGTGCCGATCCTGCATTACGGTGCGTTCAGCGACACCACGCTACAAGCAGCAGCATCTATCAACACCGCCTACGGCATGGTTTTTAACACCACCGATAGCAGTAACGGTGTGTCTATTGGCTCGCCGTCGTCCCGCTTGGTTGTAGATTACCAAGGCGTTTACAACGTGCAGTTTTCGGCACAGTTAGACAAAACCTCTGGCGGCGCAGGCAATATCTACATTTGGTTGCGTAAAAACGGCACTAACGTCGCCAACACCGCCAGCACGGTCGCCATCCAAGGCACCGCAGCGCGTACCGTCGCCGCGTGGAACTTCATTATTCAACTAGAATCAACAAACTACGTTGAATTGATGTGGGCGACGGATGATACAAGCGTTAGAATTCTTGCAGCCAGCGCCACAAGCGTTTGGCCTGCGATCCCCTCGGTCATTTGTACCATCACACAGGTCAACAACCTGTAATCCCCACAGGAGCAAGGACAATGCCATTAGACAGCGATGTTTCTAACGCCGACGCACAGTTGCACGTTGAGTTTTACGTCAAGGACGATGGGCCGGGTAAGGGCAAGACCTATTGCCGCATCATGGCCCCGGGCGATAAGACCAACATCATTGACCAGCCAAGCCGCGACGATCACAAGGCGCGGTTTCCGCGTCAGTGGCTGTACTTTCAGACGCAGCAAAGCGACGGTGTGGCGGCAGAGATCGGCACCCCGCTGTCGGCATGGCATAAGGACGCTCCCGAGGAGATTACCCGCGACCAGATACAGGAGTTGGTAATCCTGAAGTTTGTGACGGTCGAGCAGTTGGCTTTGGCGTCGGACGCGCAGTTGCAGCGGATTGGCATGGGCGGCGTTGGGCTGCGTGAGCGGGCAAAAATGTACTTGAACCGCAAAAACCGCGTAGAAGCCACTGCCGAATTGGAAGATACGAAGCGTCAATTGGCCGAATTGCAGGCACAGATGGCGCAGTTGTTGGGCAGCGAACCGGCCAAGCGCCGTGGACGCCCGCCCAAGGAAACCTTAGCGGAGGCATAGCATGGGCAGCACGATGGTTCAACTTGTCCAGCAAGTAACAAACGAACTGGGCATCCCTACTCCGCAGACCGTAGCGGGAAACGCGAGTCAGGACATCATCCAGATTCTTGCGTTGATGAACGCCTGCGGTTACGAGTTGCTCCGTCGTGCTGATTGGCGCGAACTAACCCGCCAGCACACGTTTTACACCGAAGCCATCACGACCACGGGAACGTGGGCTGAGGACGTTGCGGTAATTACGGCTATTCCGACGACCGCAGGGCTGTCTACGCAGTACCAAGTGCAGGGCGTGGGCATCCCCAACGCTACCTACGTCACGGCTGTAACGGGCGCTACGTCGGTCACGCTCAACTACGCCCCGACGTCCTCGGTTGTAAATGGTCAGGTCATATTCCAGAAAGTGAAGTACAACCTGCCTGCCGATTACGTCAGCACGGTCAACCGCACCCATTGGGACAAGAGCAAGCGTTGGGAAATGCTCGGCCCCGAGTCGCCGCAGCAATGGGAATGGCTGCTGTCGGGTTATATCAGCACCGGCCCGCGTATCCGTTGGCGTCTGCTTGGCAAGTATTTCCAGATTTGGCCGGGCATGAATGGCGGCGAGTTGCTCGGGTTTGAGTACCGTAGCGCCGCATGGGCCGAAAGCGCCCTTGCCGTGCCAAAAAACAGTTTTACCGCCGACAACGACACTTGCGTTTACCCCGACCGCGTGATGGTTCTTGGTACAAAACTGAAGTATTTTGAGGCCAAGGGCTTTGATACGACGGCTTTGTACCGCGATTACCTTGCAGAACTTGAAACGGCCATCGCGCAGGATACGGCAGCGGCCAACCTGTCGTTTGCCCCGCGTCCGGGTACGGTGTTGATCGGTTACGACAACATCCCTGACAGCGGTTACGGCACGAGCAGCACGTAATGGCATCGCCCGTTCGCAGACGGCTAGTACAGCGCACCACGGCCAACGTGGCGTCCTTGCCTGCCCCGGTGGGCGGGTGGAACGCACGCGATGCGCTGGCAAACATGGCACCTACGGATGCCGTGTATTTGGAAAATATGTTTCCAAGCGTGTCCAACGTCAATTTGCGCGGTGGATACGTCAAACACGCGGTTGGACTGCCCGCCGAAGTGCAGACGCTGATGACCTACAACGCAGGGTCAGACGTAGAACTGTTTGCCATCAGCGACGGCAAGATTTTCGACGTCACCTCGGCGGGTACGGCAGGGTCGGCGCTAGTCGCCAGCCTGTCCAATTCGCAATGGGAGTACACCAACGTCACCACGGGCGGCGGGCAATACCTGTACCTTGCCAATGGCGTGGACAAGCCTCTGTTGTTCAACGGTACAACGTGGACACCTATCGACAGCGCGTCTACGCCAGCGATTACGGGCGTCACGACGACCAACCTAATCCAGCCGACCTTGTTCAAGAACCGAATGTGGTTTATTGAAAAGGACACCTTAAAAGCATGGTATTTGCCGGTAGCATCGGTTGGTGGTGCGGCAAACGTGCTAGACCTGTCAAGCGTCATGCACTTGGGCGGCAAGTTGCAGGCAATGGCGACTTGGACGATTGACGCGGGCTACGGCGTTGACGACAACCTTGTGTTCATTTCTGACCAAGGCGAGGTGGCCGTATATCGCGGCACCGACCCAACGAGCGCGTCCACATGGTCGCTGATCGGCGTCTGGATCATTGGTGCGCCAATTTCCCGTCGCTGCATGGCGAAGTACGGCGGTGACCTGCTGATTTTGACGCTGGACGGGTTGATACCGTTCGCCTCGGCGCTGCAATCGTCGCGGCTTGACTCTAACATTGCCCTGTCAGACAAGATACAAGGCGCATTTGCGGCTGCCGCACGCACGTACAAGGACACGTTTGGCTGGGGGTTGCTCTACAACCCGCTTAACAACGCCCTAATCGTCAATGTGCCTGTATCAACCGGGCAACAGCAGTTTGTGATGAACAACATCACTAAGGCGTGGTGCAACTTTACGGGTTGGAACGCGGCGTGTTGGGCGCTTGTGGAAAACGAGCCGTACTTTGGCGGCAATACCTACGTCGCAAAGGCATGGACGACAGGCGATGGCGGGTATGCCGACGATGGCGAACCCGTCCGCACCAAGGCGCTGCAAGCGTTCAACTACTTTGAGACACGCGGCGTTATTAAATACTTCACCCGCGCACGCCCAAGCATCTTCAGCAACGGTCAGCCTAGCGTGGTTATCGGTATCAACACCGATTTCCAGACAATAGACCAGACCGGCGCGGTGTCATTCTCGCCCACGGTGGCGGGCCTATGGGGCGTCGGGTTGTGGGACGTCGCGCTATGGGGTAGCGATGTGGTCATCACCAATAACCAGTCGGGCGTCACCGGCATTGGCTATTCCGGTGCCATATCGTTCAACAGCAGCAGCGAAAACTTGCAGATTCAATGGGCATCAACTGACGTTGTGTATCAAATCGGATGGGCTGGAATATAGTCAGCGGCCCCCACGTGGGCCATTGGGTCATGTCTCGCACCGACGGGGCGTATAACGCTGACCGTTCAGCCGCCATTGGGCTGGAGCGGGACGGCGAATTGGTCGCCGGTACGGTTTACGAGATGTGGAACGGCAAGTCAGTCGTGTGCCATATCACTTGGGATCAGATCACCCCGGCTTACTTGGCAGCGGTGTATGACTATCCCTATAACGTCGCAAATGTTGATAAGATCATAGGGCCAATCAGCAGCAACCATACCCGGGCGCTCAAATTGGTCACGAAAATGGGGTTTTCAGAGGAAGCGCGGATCAAGAACGCGGCTCCCGATGGAGACATTGTTTTTATGACGCAGACACCAGAACGGTGTCGTTATTTGGAGCCTCGGTATGGGCAAAAGATCACCGGCACCGCCGCCAACACCTGATTACGCCGCGATTGCGCGGCAGCAGGGTCAGGAGAACATCGAAGCCGCTAAACAGTCGGCTTATATGTCAAACCCGAACGTCTACACGCCGACAGCGCAGCAGACGGTTACGTGGCAAAAGACCCCGCAATTTAACCAGACGGAATACGACAAGGCGATGGCCGAATTTCAGGCCAAGTCTGCGGCTGGCGTAGAAAACGTTGCCGAGCCGACTAAGGATCAATATACGTCGTTTGTTGAACAGCCGACCGTCCGCCAAGAGTTAATCGGCCCGGCCAAGGACATTTTTGCCACGCAGCAGCAAGCCGAGCAGGCGATGGGCCTCTTGGGGCTGCGCGAAATTGGCGACCTTAACAAGTTTCTTGCCCAAGACTTCCAAGCCCAACTGCCGCAGATTCAGACGGCATTGGCAAACTACGGCCAAGTCGCGCAGACGCCGAACTTAGCCCAATACGGTCAAGCGGGTGGCGTTGCAGCAGGCACGGGCGGAGCGGTCGCGGGTGCGCCCACGCCGACAACCTTGCAAACCGGCTTTACCGCCGAGCAGATGCCCGGTGCGTTTACCTCAACAGGGCAAGCAGGGTCGAACGTCAACGCTTTGGCGCTGCCAAACGCTTACGACCTATATCAAGGGCAGGCGTATTCCAATATCGGCCCCACGGGCGCTGTAAGCGGCGCACCGAACCTTGCTGGCATGGGTCAGGCAGGGACGGGTGGCGTGCAGGCGGGGGCGGGAATCCCCGGACAGGTCAACTTTGCCGCGTATGGTCAGGCGGGTGCTAACGTCACCCCGACAAACGTGGCTTACGGCCCGCAGGCAGGTCAGTACGGCATGGCGTATGGTGGCCCCGGCGCGTACAACCTCGGACAACTGAACCTTGCCGGTGTCGGCGGCGTGCAAGGCGCTCCCTCGGGCGGTCAGTTTGGCACCGCAACGGGCGGCCCCGGTGGTGTGCAGTTTGGCGGCCTAGATACATCTGGCCTTGGTGCAGCGCAAGGCGGCCCGAACGCGGCGCAGTATGCCGCAGGCGCTGGCCCACAGGGTCTAACGCTCGGCGGCTTTGACGCCTCGCAGTACGGGGCCGCTGGCGGCCCGAGCGCGGGCCTGTATGGGCTTGCTGGTGGCGTTGGCGCTGCCCCGCAAATACAAGGCTTGAACCTTGCTGGTGTCGGCTCAGTTGGTCAGGGAACGGGACAATTCCAGCAACTTGCGGGCGGCCCATCGGCAGGTCAGTACGGCATGGCAGGCGGTGGCCCCGGTGGTGTGCAGTTTGCGGGATTAGATACGTTAGGTTTAGGCGGCGTACAAACCGGCATTGGTCAATTTGGACAAGCGCAAGGCGGCCCGGGGGCTGGGCAATTCATGGCGGGCGCTGGCCCGCAAAGGTTGAGTTTTGGCGGGTTTGACGCCAGTCGCGTCGGTGCGTTAGCGAACGCCCCCTCTGGCGATCAGTTTGGTCGCGCCATTGGTGGCCCTGCCGCACCGTCGCTTGACGCAAACCTTAACCTGTCGGGTGTGGGCGATGTGTCGCGCAACGTGCAGGAAGGCCGGTTTGGGTACGCACGCGGCGACCTTGCCACGCCAGAATTGCAACGTCAGTTAGCCACGCAAGGGTTGGCTGCGATGCCGGTCAACGCTGGCATGAGTGCGCAAAACGCCATCATGTCGCGCCTTGACCCGCAGTTGCAGCGCGAACGGGCGCAATTAGAACAGCGCCTTGTCAACCAAGGCTTGCGACCGGGCGGTGAGGCGTACAACGCCGAGATGGAATTGCAAGCGCAGCGTGAAAACGACTTGCGTACCCAAGCCGCGTTGCAAGGAATTTCGCTAGACGCTTCTATGCGTCAGCAAGGATTGGCCGAGCAGCAGACGTTGGCTGACTTTGCGAACCAAGCGGCACTCGCGCAGTTTGGCGCAGGCGCACAAGGGTTGGGGCTGTACAACGAAGCGTTGGCGCAGAACTTCCAACAATCGCTGGCCGCGCAATCGGCTTCCAACATGGCGCAGCAGCAAGCGTTTCAACAACGCCTGCAAGCCGGTCAGTTTGGACAAGAAGCGCAAATGGCATCGTTTGGCATGGGCCAACAGGCTCAACAGGCGATCAACCAAGCGCAGGCACAAAACTTCCAACAGGCTCTTGCCGCACAGCAAGCGCAAAACGCTGCTCAACAGCAAGGCTTTGCCCAACAGTTAGCGGGTCAGGAATTTGGCCAGCAAGCCGCGTTGGCTGGATTTGGCACGCAGATGCAAGCGCAGCAACTTGCCAACCAAGCCGCCGCGCAGAACTTTGGGCAGGCTCAAGCCTCTCAAGAAGCCCAAAACGCCGCTATTGCTCAGAACACGCAGTTGGCGTTGCAATCGGGTCAGTTTGCCAATCAGGCGCAAGCGCAACAGTTCGCACAACGCCTCGCTGCTGGCGAGTTTGGGCGGGAAGCGCAAATGGCGTCGTTTCAAACCGGCCAAGCCGCGCAAGATGCAATCAACCGCGCTATCGCTCAAAACTTTGCACAAGGTCAAGCCTCGCAACAACTGCAAAATCAGGCTACCCAACAAAACATTCAAAACGTATTGGCTGCCGAGGAAGCCCAACGCGCTGCTCAGGCACAGCGGTTTGGTCAAGCCGTTACCGGCACCGAACTTGGCCAGCAGCAAGCGGCCACGCAATTTGGCATGAATCTGCAAGCACAGCAGGCGGAGAACCAAGCCAAAGCTCAAAACTTTGGTCAAGCGCAAACGGCGCAGCAGTTGCAGAACCAAGCCGCCGCGCAAAACTACGCGCAGCAGATGGGCGCTGCCCAGTTTGGCCGCGAGGGCGCATTAGCGGGCTTTGAGACGCAAGCCCAAGCCCAGCAGATCGCCAACCAAGCGCAAGCGCAGAACTTCCAGCAAGCACTGCAAGCGGCGCAGCAGGGCAATGCCGCCCAGCAGCAAAACTTCTTGCAGCGCGTAGCCGCTGGCGAGTTTGGCCGCGAAGCACAGTTGGCGACGTTCCAGACGGGACAGCAAGCCGCGCAAGCGCAGAATCAAGCCATTGGACAGAACTTCCAGCAAGCCCTTGCTGCCCAGCAGGCTGCTAACGCCGCACAGGCGCAGCAATACGGTCAGGCGGTTGGTGCTGGGGAATTCAACCGCGATGCGTTGCTAGCCCAATTTGGTATGGGTCAACAGGCAGCGCAGGCGCAAAACCAAGCCGTCGCGCAGAACTTTGCCCAAGCCCAAGCCGCTGCACAGATGCAGAACCAAGCGGGCGCACAGCAATTTGGTCAGAAATTGTCGGCGCAGGAATTGGCAAACCAAGCGGTTGCGCAGAACCAAGCCGCCGCAGCCCAGCAGGCACAGGTCAACGCAGCATTGCAAGGTCAGACCTTTGGTCAGCAGACCCAAGCCGCGCAGTTGGCGAATCAAGCATTGGCGCAAAACCAACAGACGGCGCTACAGCAGCAACAGGCAGCAAACCAAGCCCAACAGCAGCAGTTTGCCCAGCAAATCGGACAAGCCGAGTTTGCCAATCAGGCGCTCGCGCAGAACCAGCAGGCCGCTTTGCAGCGTTACCAAGCCATGTTGTCGGGCCAAGGCCAGCAGTTTGGTCAACAGGTCACGGCGCAAGAGTTGCAGAACCGCGCCCTTGCACAGAACCAGCAGCAGGCACTGGCGGCGTACCAAGCCAACCTTGCCCGTCAACAGCAGGGCTTCCAGCAGGCTGGGGCGCAAGCAGAATTTGGCAACCAAGCGCAATTGCAGCAATACCAGCAAGCATTGGCCGCGCAAGCCTTTGCAAACCAAGCGCAGCAACAGCGGTTTGGTCAGGCTATGGACATCCAAGGGCTGTACAACGCATCAACCTTGCAAAACCAGCAAGCCGCGTTGCAGCAACAAGCCGCGCAGAACGCCGCACAGCAGCAGATGTACAACCAAGCCGCTGGCGCGGGTACGTTTGCAAACCAAGCCGTACAACAAGCGTTGCAACAACAACTTGCCATGCGAAATCAGCCGCTCAACGAGATTTCAGCGTTGTTGTCGGGATCGCAAGTGCAAATGCCGCAGTTCCAAGGTTACAGCGGCGTATCGGTCGCCCCGACGCCGTACCTGCAAGCCATGCAAGCACAAGATGCTGCCGCAGTGCAGCGTTACGGCATTGCCGCAAACCAAGCATCAAGCAATATGTCGGGCTTGTACGGATTGGCCGGAAACCTTGGCAGCGCCGCCATCATGTTCTCGGATCGCCGCCTAAAATCCAACATCGTGCGTATTGGAACGCACCCGCTGGGTATTGGCGTATACGAATACGACATCTTTGGCGAACGCCAGCGTGGCGTGATGGCCGACGAAGTGGAGACGGTGCTGCCGGTGGCCGTATTGACGCGGCCTGACGGTTACAAGATGGTCAACTACGGACTTTTGTGAGGACATGACATGAACGGACGCCGCCCGATGAATATGCCGATGCAGCCTGATCGTCGCCCACAAGAGTTGGCGCGTATGTTGGCAATGCAAGAGCGCAACAGCAGCCTCGACAGCCCCGTGCCGCCGCAGCCTATGCGTCCGTCGCAGGCATACGCTGGCGCAACGCCCAACAGCGCACCCGGCGTCGCTCCGCAAAGCATGAACTTTAACGGCCCGGCTGGCCCGCAGCAGTACCGTGGCCCAATCAGCAACCCCGCAATGAGCGCAATGGCTCCGCCGCAGCAAGGCGCACCGCAAATTGGTGGCATGAGGCGGCCAATGGGCGCAGGCGCACGCGGATACCCGTCCTCCCCCGGCATGACGACGCCGCAGGGAGGAGCCTACCGAGGGGACTTTGATGGCAATTAAAATTTACCAAGCGTTTACGCCCCCGTCGCCCTACGAAATGGAGCGGCGCAAGGCTGAACAGCAACGCCGGTACGCCGAACTGCTGCAAGAGCAGGCAATGGCGGAGGATGAGCCATATACCTACCAAGGCATCCGTGCAATGCCGTCCCCGGCTGCTGCCCTTGGTAAGTTGCTAAAGGCATACGGCGCAAAGAAGGCAAGCGAAAAAGCAGACGAAGCCGAAGCCCGTAAGGCGGGCATGGAGCAACAAGCGTCACAGCAGATCATGGGGCGGTTGTTTGGCGGTGCGCCAATGTCTATGGCTGACACTACGCCTGACGAAAGCGGATTGGCTGAAGTAGCCGTGCAGTCGCAGTATCGCGTAGCGCCCGAAGATGCAGCGCGGCTTTCAATGGCTCCGGTTGGCGCTGCGGCGACCCGAGGCAATCCCATGCTGGCGGCAAGGCTGGCGCAAGCATTAGAAAAGCCGGAGGCCGAGGAATTTTATGCGCCGACTAAAACCGCTGATGGGTTGGTTCAATTTGGCAAACGCGGAGGCGTGCGTAAAACTGGAGTAGAAGCCCCAGCAGAAACGGAAGTGGGGATGACTGAGTATCAGCGCAAAATGCTTGGATTACGAGAGCGTGACGTAAGTTTGCGCGAAAGAGCGACCGGCGTAAACCGACCAATGTCTGCAACCGCGCAACGCGAGTTGTTTGACGCTGATGAAAATGTGCTTGCAACCCAAAGCGGCATAGAAATGCTGGATCAAGCAATTAAGTTAAGCCCTGTAGCGTATGAAGGCATCGGAGCCTCGGAACGCGCAAAGACCGCAACTATTTTGCCGGACAGATTTGAACCGGCAGGCACAAAAGAAACCCTAGAGTTTGATTTGTTGTTGAAGCAACAAGTGTTGCCGCAACTAAAATCAATTTTTGGATCAGCGCCAACGGAAGGCGAGCGCGCAATATTGCTTGAGTTGCAAGGTTCATCGTCATTGCCAAAAGCAACTAGAGAAAATTTGTTAAAACGCGCTCGAAACATGGCAAATCAGCGGTTGCAATTTAACAAGCAAAAAGCGCAGAAACTGCGCGAAGGCTCGTATTTTATGGAACAGCCTACTGTAATGCCTCCAGACGGTTTTGACTTGGAGTAGCACATGGCCGAATCAATGGAAGGCCGCACTGCGGTAAACAAAAAAACAGGCGAACGGGTAATTTTTCGCAATGGTCGATGGCAATTGTTGACGGAACAGTTACAAGCAGAGCAACCGCAAACAGAATCAATTCAAGCCGCAAGCACAAAAGGCCGTGCGTTAGCAGATCAATTACGCACGCTACCGCAAGATATGTTGCGGCAGGGCGGACTTGCTGTGCGAAATGTGGTGACTGGATTGACCGGAATACCCGGCATGGCCGCAGACGCCGCAATGGCTGGCTATAACCTTGCTACTGGGTCAGACCAGCAAATGCCTTCAGAGGCATTGCAACAAACCATGACTCGCATGGGGTTGCCAGAGGCAGAAACCGGGTTAGAGCGCGGACTTGGCATGGCGCAATCAGCAATGGCCGGTGCGCGTATTCCTATGCCACAAGTTGGACGACAAGCCCCGGCTAATTTCAAGCGTGCGCCAACGGTTGCGGAACGCGAATTTAGTAACGCGCAAAAGGCAGGGTATGTTGTACCTCCAGCATCCGTAAAGCCGAGTGTTGGCAACGTGGCGCTTGAAAGCGTTGGTGGCAAGGCCGCTGTGCAGCAATTGGCATCTGGTCGCAACCAAGAAGTGACTAACGCGCTTGCTGCCCGTTCGGTTGGATTGTCTGAGAATCAGCCGATCACAATTAGCGAATTAAAAGAAATACGCAAAAACGCTGGCGATGTTTACAAAGAAGTAAAAAAGACCGGCGTTATTAATGCAGATCGTCAATTTATTGGCGATTTACGTGCTGTTCGGCAAGAAACAAAAGAAATTTCTAAAGATTTTCCAGACGCGGACATTGGTTCCGCTGAAGCAATTGATCGTCTTGTAAAATCTTTAGCCAAGCGGTCATTTGACGCAAAATCCGCTGTTGCGTATATGAAAAAGTTGCGGAAATCGGCAACCGCGAATCTGTCTGGAATGAACGCCGCTGACCCCGACAAACTTTCGCTTGGGCAAGCCCAGCGCGATGCTGCGGACGCATTGGAAGAAATGGTAGGTCGGCATTTGACAAAAATTGACAGACCAGAATTGGCAGAACAATTTAACAATGCGCGAAAACAAATTGCAAAAACTTACACAGTGCAAGGGGCATTGGAAACAACAGGTAATGTCAATGCGTCAAAATTAGCGGCGTTGCTGCGTAAAGATAAGCCGTTGTCGCCTGAATTGGAGCAAGCAGCGCGGTTTGCGGGCGCGTTTCCAAAAGCCTCCGCAGTTCCGGAGCGTTCAGGTAGCCCGGGCGTAAGCGCATTAGATGCGGCCATGACGGCAGGCGGCGCAGTTGCGCTGCCCGCTGTTGGACAATCATCATTTGCGGCATTGGGTTATCCCATTGCGCGATATGGCGCACGCAACTTGGCATTGAGCAAAGCATTACAGCAAGGATTAACCAAGCCGCCTCGTAAATTGCCTCGCGGAGTTGTTGGCGCAGCAGCAGGCGCATACGGCGCTGGTCAAGAATAGGAGTAAGCACAGATGTCTTTTAACGGTTCCGGCACGTTCGTTATCAACTCGGCGGGTCAACCCGTCGTCGCTAACACCGTCATTTCGGCCACGACGTTCAATGCGCTAACGTCTGACCTTGCTAACGGGTTGTCTACCTGTATCACCAAGGACGGGCAGACCACGCCGACCGCCAACATTCCAATGGGCGGGTTCAAGATCACGAACCTTGCTACCGGCACGGCTGCCACAGACGCGGCTACGGTCGCGCAGATTCAAAGCAACGGCGCTGCCCTTGTCACGGTCACCGGAACCGACACGCTGACGGGTACGCTGACGCCTGCACTGGTTGCCTACGTCACAGGCGCTGTGTACTACTTTGTCGCCCCTGCCACAAACACGGGCGCTGTTACCCTCAACATCGACACCCTCGGCGCTAAAGCCGTTACACGCGACGGTACGACCGCCCTTGTGGCCGGTGACATCGTGTCGGGCGAAATGGTTGCCGTGGTTTACGACGGCACGCGCTTCCAGTTGATTAGCGCGGTCAACAGTTTTACCAACCTGAACGTTTCCGGCACGCTGACGGTGGCCGGGGCAACGACCCTTAACGGCAACCTTCAGGTCGGCAATGCGGCTGCGGATACGGTCAACTTTCAAGCAAGCGGCTGGACGCTGACCAACAACGTATCGGTCATTGGAACGTGGGCTGACATCGGCACCATTACGACCGCCGACATCAACGGTGGAACCATTGACGGCACGACCATCGGCGGCGGCACAGCGGCTGCGGGTACGTTTACGACCGCGACCGCAACGACCGGCAACATCACAACGGTCAACGCCACGACGGTGGACAGCACTAACCTTGAAGTAACCAACATCAAGGCCAAGGACGGGACTGCCGCAGGCTCTATTGCCGACTCCACGGGCGTTGTGACGCTTAACAGCGTTGTCGCCACCACGGCTGACATTAATGGCGGCACGATTGACGCGACCACCATTGGTGGATCGTCCCCGGCTGCGGGTAACTTTACGACCGTTGGCGCAACGACCGGCAACATCACAACGGTCAACGCCACGACGGTAGACAGCACCAACCTTGAGGTCACGAACATCAAGGCGAAAGACGGCACGGCGTCGATGACCATTAACGACCTAACGGGCAAGGTCAACGTCACGACCGTTTCCGCCGCCTCCATGAACGCGGCAGTTGCGGCTGTGACGACGCTAAACGCCACTTCAGCATCTGCGGCATCTATCAACGCCGCTGTGGCGCTAATTACGACCGGAACCGTGACCAACCTTATTGCTACCGGGGCGTCAATTACCTCGGCAAATGTAGGGGCGTTGCAGGTTACTAACGCCTCTGTTGCATCGGCTAACTTTGGCACGGCGCAAATTACGACCGTTTCGGCAGCATCAGCCAATTTAGGTGTTGCGGCCATTACGACGGGATCGGTCACTAACCTTACCGCTACGGCTGCCTCGGTTGCCAGCATGAACGCAGGGGTAGCCCTGCTAACGACGGCTACGGTTACAACGCTGAAAGCCTCGGGCGCGTCGATCACCTCGGCCAACATTGGCAACCTTCAGTTTACGGCTGCTTCTATCGCCTCCATCAACGCGGGCGTAGCGGTCATCAACAACCTAACGGCCACAAGTGCGTCTATTGCCTCCATGAACGGGTCGGTGGCGAACATTACGACGGTAAACGCCACCACCGTAGACGCAACCAGCGTAGAAGTCACAAACGTCAAGGCTAAAGACGGCACCGCCGCAATTGTCATTAATGACTTAACTGGCAAAGTCAATGCCACAACCGTTTCTGCGGCCTCCGTAAACGCGGCGGTGGCGCTGATTACAACTGGCACAGTCACAAACCTAACTAGCACCGCTGCCTCGGTTGCCTCGGCTAACGTCGGTGTGGCGCTTATCACCACAGGCACGATTACAGCCTTCACGGCTACGGGGGCCAGCGTAGCGTCGGCGAATGTCGGTACTGCGGTCATCACGGGCTTGACAGTAACCAACGCATCCATCGCCTCAGCCAACATCACGACAATTACGGAGAATGCTTCGCCGGTTGTGGTGCAGACGGATATTGGTAGCGGGCCAAATGAAGTTCCGCTAAATCAGTATTTGGGTGCGATGGCGTATCTAAATGACGTTGCTCCGGCGATGGACGTTGGCACGGGCATTTCAACCGGCTCAAGCACGGTCTGTGCAACTACTGCTGGCCTAACAGGGACGCTCTACAGCGCCCGGATTCTGGTTGATCTGCGTGGCTTAAACAGCGGCGGTACGGCGGGAGACATCATCGGTGTCAACGGTACTGCACTGCCCTGCTATATTTCGCTGCTTCCTGCAATGACGATACTGGGCGGGCGGATGACTTGTTTAGAGACTCCAGCCGGCGGCGATACGGACATTGACCTGTACTCAGCCACTGAAGGTACCGGCGTAGAGGATCAGGCAATCACGGCGCTGACAGAAACGCAGATTATTAACGCGGGGTCTCAAACCATCAGCACGGTGACGTACTTTGCTGCGAACCCGGCTGCGAACACTTACTTGTATCTGGTGGGTCAAGGTACGGCGAACGCCACTTACACGGCAGGGCGATTCCTCATCGAAATTTTCGGAGCGTAATCATGGCAATTCAAAACAATTTCCCCAACTTGACTCCGACCCTCCTGTTGGACTTCGCCAACACTAACCGTCTTGACCCGCGCATCACCTTCTCCCGCGCATCTACGGCGACGTACTTTAACTCCTTGGGAGTGCTGACGACTGCGAATAACAACGTAGCACGCTTCGACTACAACCCCTCCACGCTTGCCGCGCAGGGCTTGCTGATCGAGGAGCAGCGGACGAATTTGTTGACGTACAGCGCGGATTTTGCAAATGCGGCGTGGACGAAGACGCGCTCAAGCATTACGTCTAACACCATTGTTGCGCCAGATGGCACGCTGACGGGTGACAAGTTGGTCGAAGATGCAAGCGCATCTGCAAGTCATTCAATACGTTCTACTGGCGCTACAATTTCCGTTGGTTCAAATACATCGTTTTCTGTATTTGCAAAAGCCTCTGAACGAACTGCCATTGTTTTACGGGTAAATAACGCAGCGGATTCAATTTGGTGCGCTTTTAATTTATCAACAGGAACGGTTGGAACAGCCGCAAATTCTGGCACAGGGTCGGGTGCTACTGGTTCAATAATTTCTGTTGGGAACGGATGGTATCGCTGCACGGTAAGCGGCGTTACCAGCACGACGGCAGCATCTGTTCAGGCAATTATTTATCCCGCTGTTAGCACCACAGACCCAACAAATACTTCAATTATTTACACCGGCGACGGCACCAGCGGCATATTCATCTGGGGCGCTCAACTTGAAGCCGGTGCCTTTGCGACTTCCTACATCCCAACGACGACCACCGCCCTGACGCGCAATGCAGATGTGGCGAGCATGACGGGGACGAATTTCTCGTCGTGGTACAACGCGAGTGAGGGGACGCTGTTTGCTCAAAGTCAGACCGCGCAAGCATATGCGGCTGGCGTACCTGCAAGAGTGTCTATTGATGACGGAACAATAAGCAATAGAATTGCCATGAGAAACGGCAATAATTTTTCAAGCGTGGTAACAGTTAGCGGGTCACCCGTTGCAGGCCTTGAATTAACCGCTTGGAATTCAAACATTACCAAACAAGCAATAGCGTACAAAGTTGATGATTTTGCATACACCACAAACGGTGCTTCAGTTGTTACAGACACATCAGGGGCAATTCCGTCTGTAAACAGATTAGGAATAGGATTAACTGGCACGCAAAATTTTCTCAACGGCACCATCAGCCGCATCGCCTACTACCCCGTTCGCGTTACCGACGCTCAACTTCAGGCTTTAACAGGTTA